CTGGAAAGTTCCAGCCTCCGCGTGAGCGATCACGTCCATTCAGGTCCCTTAGGATGCCAAATATGCCAACAGGTAGGAACCGAACGAAGTATGATATGTCCGGAATGTCCGGTAGTATCTGCTTCAAGGGTGACCCAGGTAGCGACGATACGGTGTTTCCTCAGAACATGACTGTTGTGAGTCAAGCACGTAATATCGACGTGACGGGTAACCCCCATGGGGACAACAACTTTAGTCTCTGGAGAGATTCTAAAGCTGTTCAGCCATTGGTCGGTCCTAGTCGTGGTGATGTTGGTGACCATGCCGCGTATGTAGTCGGAAGTCCCGTTCCCTTTTACTTTGAAGGGGGTGGGATGGACGACTACTACTTCTGGCCTGGCATGAGCAACACCTCAGTTTTAGGGAATAAACTGTTAGCGAGAACGAACCCTTCAAGGCCCGTTGTCGATCTACCAGTCTTCCTATTTGAGCTGAAAGACCTCCCTGGAATGCTGAAACAGGCCGGTGACGCATTGCACTGGATCCACAAGGGAGTGAACTCCCGTAGTGGTGTGCCTAAGCCTACTGCGCGCGGGATGGCTGACGCCAATCTCGCGTATCAGTTTGGATGGGCACCTTTTGTTTCAGACGTCCGAAAGCTACTGGACTTTACGGGTGCAGTTGAGAAGAAGAAAGCTCAACTGTCCCGTTTGTACAGTAAAGGGGGCCTTCGTAGCACGGTCACACTCGGCGAAGACTCGCGAAGCAGTGAGTCCCTTATGACTGTCCAGTCGTATGGGTGCACTGTTGTAGCGAGTCGTCGTAGGTCTGGCAAGACCAAGACCTGGGGTTCGGTTCGTTGGAGACCAACGATCGACCTTGGAGTGGGATCAAGCCCAACTGACTGGGCCGCCGTTCAAGCGGCCTTTGGGCTGGATATCACACTTAGCACGATCTGGGAAGCTTTACCCTGGTCGTGGCTAGTGGATTGGTTTACCGATATGGGCGACATTCTTGCCGCTCATCGGAACACCATACCAGCCGCTCCTGAGAGAATGTGTATTATGTACACAGAATCGACGGAGACAGTGTACACGACTCACTCGGCTACGCCGGGGTGGTCGTGGGGCGGTGCTACCACGCGGAACGAATACAAGTCCCGCGCGGCTAACATCAATCCTGGCATTCTACCAACTGGCTATATCCCATTCTTGGGAGATAGCCAACTGTCGATCCTGGGGAGTCTTGCGATAACCCGGGGAAACCGGGGTTAGCGTTGAGCTACCCAGAGATGAGGAACTATGATCGGCGATACTATCACTGTCACGTACAATACGGTTGCTACCGTACTGGACAAGATTAACCAGGACAACTACTCGTCTGAGTACTACAAGCGGGGCGCTCTCGAAGAGATGCGAGTCCGCGTGCGGCATCAGAATGAGTCGGTGACTCCTGGCAAACCCGTTGCGTTTGAACGGCACCTGGTCGAATTGACCAGGACCGTTTATGCTACTTCAACGACTCCTGAACGTGTCTATCAGGTGTATACCGTGATTCGACTCCAAAAGGGGTCTGATCCGGATGCAGCTGAGCTGCTCGTTTCCGCTTTGTGCGGACTCGAGTCGGCCACGTTTATCGATAAGGTGGTTGGTTGGCAGTCGTGAGACCGCTAATTGCTCGCCTTTTCGAGGTCGTTGTCGTCTTCTTGATTAATAAAGTCAAGAAGCAACGGTCGTGATGGTATGCTGGTCGTAGCGTAGATGTAGTTCCCTATTAAAGAAAGGAGACTAACATGAAAAGCTACGCCAGCTTCCTCGAGGGTCTTTACCTCAATCTCCTTCGGGATATTGAGTGTGTTTACCCCCAATGCGCCGCTGAATGGAGTCGGGATCACTCCCGCCTCCTTTCGAATCTAGAAAGCAGAGGGACACGGTTCTTCACCGTGGACCTCCCGGCTATGGGCAAGCACTTTGATCAGTGTCTCGCCTCTGGCCGTCTCGTACCCTCTGGATTGCCTTGTCAAAGGCCGTTCAAGAGTGGCGTAGCAGTGCCAAGACTATTCAGGGCGTTGCTACGGAGAGTTTTCTATGATGATGGCGCTTTACGGCCTGACGTCGACACTTCCGCCGTGTTGTTTCTACGGCAGCTTTACTATGCTGCTAAGAAGCTCAGACAGGAGTGCGAACCTACCTATGTCTACAAGACAGTGGCTGAGTTCTATGACGTCGAGAAGTCTTGTCGTCGTCCTACTCTCGAGTGGGATTCCGACCACTTCGTGGTCAACGGAGTCGGTGCCCGCGTTTGTTTCGGTGAAACAAACAGAGGCAAAGACAACGAAGACCCCGAGGCGGCGCAGCAGACCCTCTTTCCTAAAAAGGAATCAGCTGGCACTACTTCTCCCTGCCTACCGCTACTCCAACGCGTCTGCGATTGGGTGGTTGGCGGGCAGTTTGGTCTCGTAAATTGGCGAGACCTGAGGCCTAAGCATGGACCTGGTGCCGTTGCGGATGCTAGAGTTGGGATTGATAATAAATATCAGTTCCCGCACTGGCCCCGCAAACTCGAAAACATCTTCCCTATCATGGAGTATGGCTATGCCAATTACCAAGCCTGGGAAGATGCCCAGGGTGCTTTTGACGCTGAAACAGTCCCAGTTTGTGCTGGAACGAGACGCGAGTCTCGCAGTACTTGCCGGGAAGGTTCCGTGGGTCACCATATACAAGGTGACATACTGGGGGGTGGAGAGGTCAAAGCGACCTACTCTCCCCTTAAAGCGTCAAAGCTGGACAAAGCGGTATCTAAAACCACCGGTTCCCAGCAGAGCTGGGCGTCGATGGCCCACGAGCCGCCTAGTCGCCTAATTGCTGTCCCAAAGACGCAGAAGGGCCCGAGGCTGATAGCCTCGGAACCCGTATCGCACCAATGGATGCAGCAAGCGCTAAAGCGAGAGCTTGAGCGTATGGTGAAGCAATCTGTCCTCGGGAACTCGATCGTCTTTGACGATCAGGAACCTTCTAGACAGGCTGCTCTCGAGGCTTCCCGAACCGGACGCCGCGCAACGATAGACTTATCGTCAGCGAGTGATCGGCTGTCCTGTTGGACTGTAGAACGAGTGTTCAGATCCCATGGGGATCTGTTACAAGCGTTTCACGCCGTCAGGACTCGGTGGTTGATCAATACGATCGACAAGAAACAACCGAAGTATGTCATACTTCGGAAGTTCGCACCGATGGGATCGGCATTAACCTTCCCCGTGCAGAGCATCGTGTATGCACTAGTTGCCATTACGGCAGTCCTCCACTGTCGCCAATGGAAGCTAGATAAGACATCGATCGCTACTGCCGCGAGGCAGGTCCGGGTCTACGGGGACGATATCATTGTCCCCGTGGACATAGCAGGGGTACTCACAGAGCTCTTAGCCGAGCTCGGCCTCAAGGTTAATCCATCTAAGACGTTCACGACGGGAAACTTTCGTGAGTCGTGTGGGATGGATGCGTATGAGGGAGTCGATGTGACTCCCGCCTACGTTCTTGAGGTCTGTGATAAGACCCGCCCTGAGTCAGTAGTAAGTAGCGTCGAGAGTTCGAACAACTTCTTTAAGAAGGGGTTCTGGCACTCGGCTTCCTACATACAGTCGACAGTGCCGTTGGAAATTCGGAAACGAATCCCAACGGTGTCATCTGGCTCAGGAGCCTTCGGATTTACTTCGTTCACTGGAGATCGGTACAGCGGCCTGAAAGGGCGCTGGAACCGAAGCCTTCAGCGAGCGGAGGTGAAGTGTCTGTCAATCCGTTCTCGGATTAACAAACACTCTGCCGGAGGCTGGCCGAGCCTACTTCAGTATTTTACTGAAGAGCCGGACCCCATGCAAGCATGGGAATCAGGCGTAGGCTCGAGACCTAAGGTAAGCCTGAACCTTAGGTGGGTGTCCGCTACCACGTAGCGGGCGATGGGGAAGCCCTAACTTGACAAGTTATGGGTTTCAACTTGGGAGTTCGCTAGCG